AAAATCCGGGTCTGCTTGAGGTCCGGCCGGGCTGAAAGCGGCGAATAGAATAAAGAAGAGAGGCAGAGCGGTGCCGCATCCACCGTTGCCTCTCTTTTTTATTGCCCGGACGCAGGAGAAATACCATGAAAAAGATTTTGCGCTTTTTTGATCGGCTTGAGATGCACCTGATGTACGAAACTGAAAAAGACCAGTGGGGTGAGCTTCGGTTTGTAAGCGCCAAAGAGTGTTCCAGGCTTATCCGGTGTATCGTCGTGTTTCTCAGATTTGCCCGGTGGCCTCTTGTAAAATATCTGGCCGATGAGCACACGGTCACTGATCCGCGCTTGTTCTTTTATGGGTGCAGTTTCAAATAAGGTAAAAATATGCCTCCATTCGAGAATATCAGCATAAGTCCAGCCCCGCAGAGCATCCCGCTTGATCCGAGGGACGCAGCTCAACCCTTGTCCGTTCATCCGATGGACAGCACTGAGTCCAAGAAGAGGCTCAATAAGATTTCCGAATGGTGGGCGCAGGCGCGCCAGGCTCTAGCCGACTGCCGTTATGAAATGGCAATCGACGAGGAACATTATGACGGGCATCAGTGGAGCGATGAGGACAGGCGCGAACTGATTGATCGAGGGCAAATTCCTTCTCAGCGCAATTTGATAAAAACGGCTGTTGATTGGATATACGGCGCCAGCGTGAAGATGCGCACCGATTTTAACGTGCTTCCCCGCCACAAGGACCAAATCAGGTCCGCCGAAGTAAAAAAGGACCTCCTGAAATATGTCCAGGACGTGAATAAGGCCGAGTTTTCCAGGTCATACGCTCTGAAAGATGCAATCAAGGTCGGCGTAGGCTGGCTCGAAGATTCTATCCGGAACGATCCGGACGAAGAACTCCTGATGTCCGAGTATGAATCCTGGAGGAATATGTGGTGGGACCACCTGGCTTTAAAGCGAGATGTCCAGGACGGGCGCTATATCTTCAGGTCGAAATGGGTGGATCTCGATATTGGGATCGCCATGTTCCCAGATCGGGCAAACCAGATAAAGGCCGCAGCCATTGCCAGCAATCTTTACGGGACAGACGACGATGAATTCTATTGGCTGAATATGCACCGCATCCATGATGGCCACACATACCGGCAGACTCTTTTCGACGATATTTTCAATGTGAACAACCGGCGCGAGCGCGTACGGCTAATCGAATGCTGGTATAGGGAACCAGCTAATGTTCAGATTCTCCATGGCTTTCCCAGGCACCAGGGCGAAGTTTTCAACGCTCAGGACCCCTTTCACCAGAGGCTTTTAAATGAGGGCTATGCCACGGCGGTTGACGCTACGAAGATGATGGTCCGGTGCGCAATTTTCGTGCCAGACTTCATGCTTCAGGATATTCCAAGTCCGTACCGGCATAACAGGTTTCCGTTCACCCCGATTTGGTGCTACCGCAGGGGCCGGGACAATACCCCTTACGGGGTTCCCCGGAATCTCCGCAGCCCTCAGGAAGATCTCAATAAGCGTCTGAGCAAGGCAATTTTTATCCTCTCAACCAACCAGGTCATTGCGGACAATAATGCCGTAGATGATTGGGACGAACTCGCCGAGGAAGTTGCACGTCCTGACGGTCAGATAAAAATCAAACCCGGAACTGTGAGATTTGAAATAAGAAACAACACCGCTCTCGTCGAGGAGCAAGTCTCGCTCATGCACGACGACGCCAAATACATCCAGGACGTTTCCGGAGTCACCGACGAGAACATGGGCCGGGAAACAAACGCCGCTTCAGGACTCGCCATTCAATCGCGCCAAGGCCAGGGCGCCATTACGACCGTCGAGATATTCGATAACTACCGTTACGCCTTCCAGGTTCAGGGTGAAAAGCAACTCTCGCTCATCGAGCAGTTCTACGACGAACCCAAAATGGTCCGGATCACTGGGAACAAGGGCGATGTTGATTTCATGCTCATAAATGAGGAGTACCAAAACGAGCAGGGTGAGACGGAGATAAACGACATCACGGCTTCACAAGCCGATTTCAAGGTAGATGAACAGCAGTGGCACGCATCGGCCAGGGAAGCACTGTTTACGAAAATGAGCGAGATGATGCAGAACCTTCCGGGCGACGTTCAACTGCACCTCCTTGACCTCGTGATAGAGCTTTCCGATGTCCCTGGAGTTGATGAATTTGTTGCCCGGATCAGGAAACTGAACGGCCAGGGCGACCGTCAAAGTGAACCCTCCGAAGCCGATCAGCAGCTTGCCGCGCAAAAGCAGGAAGAAGCCGAGCAGAAGGAACTTGCAAAGCAGACTCAGATTGCAAGCCTTGAGGCTCAAAAAGCCGGGACCCGGAAGACCTTGGCGACCGTAGCCCTTACCGAAGAGAAGGCCAAGACCGAGCAGGCGCATCAGCAGGCGCTTCTTGCAAAGCCGGGGATAGATCAGGGCAAACTCGACGTGGCCAGGGCTAAAACCGTGGGCGATGCCATGGACAAGGACCACCGGCACGGAATCGAACGAGTGAAACTGGCGAACGCAGCCAATAAACCACAGCAGGAGCAATCAGAATGAAAGAACAATTCACCCCCGAAGAACTCGCGAACATGACCGAGGAAGAACGAAAAGGTCTCGAGACAACGCTCGGACCCGATGAAGGCGGGATGCCCGAAGAGGTAATCCCCGACGAGGTAGCGGCCAAGCAAGCGGCAGCGCAAGGAGCCGACAAGCCGCTCGAAGTAAAGGACCAGGCGGTCAATACCGGCGTTGACACCAAAGGCGAAGGCGAAAAGAAACCGGCCCTGGAGCCTGCAAAGGCAAACGATTTCCAGCCGCCTCCAGTGTTCGCGCCTAAATTTGAGGCCATGCCCGAAGAACAGGTCAAAGCCGCTCAAACCGAACTCGATTCTATCCCGGACAAGATAAAAGATCTCCGCGTGAAGCTGAACGCAGGGGACCTCAGTCTCGATGAATTCGACGAGCAAAAGGACGCGCTCAAAGACCGGCAGTTCGAACTCAAGCAGACCCTCCACGAGAACGAATTAAATCAGAAGCAGAACCAGCAACTATCTGAACAACTCTGGATTCACGACCAGAGCGTATTTTTCAACCAGCATAAGGAATACCTGCAAAATCCCATGCTTATGAAAGTCTTGGAAGGAGTTCTCGCCCAGGTGGACGCAGACGCCGGCGAAAACAGGCTTGCGGGATACGAGGCCCTTAATAAAGCCCATGAAGAATTGACGAAACTGATGGGAGGCACGATCACGGCTCCTCCAGGGAAACCTGGAAACGGCGCCGGGGGTGATCCTCTCGTCAAGAATGAAATACCTGCGCGTGAAAGGACCGATTTGCCGAAAACTCTGACCGGCCTGCCTGTAGCCGAGGGAAATGATACCGCGCAAAACGAGTTCGCACAGCTTGACGCTCTCGCAGAAAAAGGCGGGGTTGAATACGAAAAGGCGCTGGCAAGGCTCACGCTTGACCAGGAGAAACGATGGCTAAGGAGTCGCGAAACGGCTTAAAACCAACAACTAAGTAAGGAGGTCCACCTTGAAAAGATTATTTACATTCCTCGGTATTTTACTACTGGCGCTGATTTTGATTCCAGCGCTCGGTTTTGCGGACCTCATCAGCTACACAGTAGCGAACAGGCCGTCTCCACTCTTGCCTTCGCAGCAATACATAATTGTTGTCGATTGCGAGTCTTCGACTGCCTGCTCGGTTGGTGGAGGCAGCTATAACCTGTTGATGAAAACGAACGGCACCTCTTGGATAATTGTCGGCGGCGGTTCCGTCGCAAATTTAAACACCGGCACACTGACAAACGGTTATCTCTGTACCTACACATCAAGCGGAACCCTGATTTCATGCAATACGAACCCGGCATCGTTCCAGCCGGCCCTGGGGCTTCTTCCGGGAACGCTAACAAACGGCGATCTATGCACCTATACGGCGGCAGGGACACTGATTAGTTGTACCACGGCCCCGGCAACTTTTGTCCCGGCGGCAGGGCCGGCAGTTATCGGCACAGGAGGATCGGCAGGGGTGGGGGCGTGCTGGAAAGCCGATGGTAAGACGCTCGGTTATTGCTCCGGGTCAGCAGGAGCTTGCACTACTTGTAACTGAGGTTTTTGCATGGCTCTTTTTTTGGACATGATATGTGGTGAGAAAATAGACATAGATCTTGGCCGGATCGTTATTACGATTGAGCGCAAAAACGGACAACGCACCCGGTTAAGGATAGAAGCGCATCGGTCGATTCCGATTAAAAAAGTCAGTACGGAAGGTGAGGTCATCCCAATCGGCCGGAACGTCATGTAAGAGCAGCAATCATTTTGCCAATAACAGGCTCAGGAGGGCCGCATAATCAAGGAGGCCCTCTATGGCCAGAACAATTATTGGGCTTAATAGCCCGATGGCAGTCAAGCGGTATTCCGGATTGCTCGCCGTCGATGTCGGTAGAACGAGCTATTTCAACCGGAAATTTATGGGGGTAGGCCCCGAGTCCATGATGCCGATCCAGCGTCTGGATGAACTCACTAACAACGCAGGTGAGCAGATCACCTATGACCTTTCTTACCAGCTCAAGATGCAACCCGTCGAGGGGGATGCCCCGCTGGAGAACAAAGAAGAGGCGCTGCAGTTTGCCACCGATACCGTTTACATCGACCAGCTAAGGGATGGGGTCAATGCAGGCGGCAGGATGACCAGGAAGAGAACCCTGCATGATCTGAGGGCGATTTCGAGAAAGCGCATCTCTGAGTGGTGGGCAAGAGTATTCGACGAACTCTTCTTTATGTACCTCTCAGGCGCCCGTGGCGTGAATCCGGATTTCGTTTATCCGCTCTCGTACACGGGATTTGCGAATAACGCTCTTACCGCGCCCGACCAGTATCACTTGCTTTATTCAGGCGGCGTGGCCAACGCAGCGGCGATTACGGCGGGCGATAAGCTGAGCCTGACCGACATCGACAAGGCCGTGGCGGTTTCCGAAATGATGGGCGGTGGCACTCAGGCCATCCCTCAGATCCAGCCGATCATGATAAACGGCGAAGAGCATTACGTGCTCGTGATGCACCCGTTTTCGGCCTACGATGTGAGGACCAACGCGGCAACGGGCCAATGGCTCGACATTCAAAAAGCCGCAACCACGGCTGAAGGCCGCAGTAACCCGATATTCACTGGGTCGCTCGGCATGTACAACGACGTGGTGCTTCACAAGCACAAGGCCATCATCACTTTCAATAACTATGGGACAGGTGCCTTGACGGCTGCTCGGCAGCTCTTCCTGGGAAACCAGGCGGCTGTTTGCGCGTTCGGATCTCCGGGAACGGGGCTTCGGTTCGATTGGACCGAAGAGACAAAGGACTTGGGTAACCAGATCGTGATTGCAACGGACAGCATTTGCGGTATCAAGAAATGCACCTTCAACGGCCTGGATTTTGGCGTTATGGCACTCGACTCTTACTGCGTATCGCCTGCTCCGAACACTACCTGGCCGGTTGGCGGGATTGATTGATCTTCTCTGTCCAGCCCTCGTGACTCGGGGGTCGGCCCTCTCGAATAAGGAGTACTCGTTATGTCGAATCTTTATATTTCACCGAAATGCCAGCAGTTTACCGGCGTTCAACCCCCGGTTCAGTCGGGGTACGCCGGTGATGTTATGGCGGTAAGAGGCGCCATTTCCCTGCCCGCTTCAATGCTTCAGTGGGACGTGATCGAACTCGTACCGCTTCCGGCAGGGTCCCGGATTGTCGATGCGATCATCGACTCCGATTCGCTCGACAGTGGCGCTGGCTCTGCCGCAATCAAATTGAGCTTCGGGCTTGAAGCTGCCGGGGTCGAGAGCTACGGTTCGCGCAACTCCGTAAGCGGGGCGACGAGCGCCTCATCGACCGCTACCGAGACACTGCATTTCTCAGGAGGTCCTCCGGTAGGCGTAGCAGTCGGCATGATGGCCTATGATGTCACCAACCCTGCGAGTATTATTTCAGGGCAAACTGTCACTTCAGTCACCGGCACAACGGTCGTGCTGAGTGCTAATGTCGATGCGGAAGTCCAGAGTGGTGACACCATTCAGTTTTTTGTGCCTCCGATTGCGTCAGGTACGGACATTCTTGACCTGAGCACTATCGCGCAGGCGGGCGGAATTGCACGGATGACCAACGTGAACGGCATCCGGACTGCGGTCGCGGAAGTACCCGTGAACGTCATTGCGGTTGTGGCCGTGGCGCCTGATGTAAGTGCGGCTGGAACCCTTGGCCTGACACTCTTGTATCGAAACGCTGACGATACCGGAGAGCCAGCCGACAATTAACAGGTAGTTATGAATGACCATCTGGGCGGGGCTCATTGCCTCGCCCATAAGTACGCCGTCCAGGAGGACGAAAATGATAATCGTATGTGTGATAAGCGGGATGCGCATTGACATTACGCACTTGCCGTTAGAGGACTTGGTGAAGCTAAAGGCTAAAACCGACAAGGAACTTGAAAACGTCAATTTGCAGGCCAGAGGAGAAGTGCAGAAAACGACCGGAACGCACCCCGATCCCTTGTGGTTCCAAAGAAAGAATAGCGCGCTGAGACATCAATCCCAGGTTCTTCAGGCAGAGTTAAACCGGCGATCCAACAAACAGGCCGAAAACCCTGCGACGAAACCTTCGGATAACAATATGATCGAGTGCATCATCAAACGAGACGGCCCTACTCAGGTGAACATCGAGGGCTTCCAGCACACGTTTTTGAAAAATGAAGAAGGCCGGTACGTCTGTCAGATTCACAGCCCTCATCATCGGGAATGGCTCTTGGGCTTTCCGCAGATGTATCGGGAGTATGTACCTGATCCGCCGAAGTTACCGGGAGTCCCGAAGAATGACGTAGCCGGATCTCCGGCCTGCGAATGTGTGAATTGCGCAGGAGATCATCGGGCAGAAGCGCCTGAACCAGTAATGGAATCGCCCGTCATCGTCGAGCAGCCACTTGCGGCAGACGAACAGGCTGAAAAAAAAAGTCTGGATATCATCACATCAATCGGCGCGACCCCAGTCCCTTCATTGCCGCCCGGAAGTACAGGAAGGAAGCAGTCGATCTACGCTAACGAGATATAAGGGGTCCCCATGTCCACGGTCCAGCAGATAGTAAACACCATAATCTACACGGTGAACGACTCCACGTTTACGAATAACGCGGGGATCCAGAAATTTATCGTGCCGTGGATGAATAACGCGATCCAAAAAATCGACTTGGCTCTCTACACCGAGAAGTCCGATCTCGTAAAATACTTCATGGAACCGCCCTTGACCTTCCCAGCCAACATGAGCAGTCCGCCTGCCAGGTATGCCAAGCAGCCGCTCCCGGCTGGCTTTATCGGCTTCCATGAGGAACCCTGGATTGAGGGCCATAGGGAGCCGCTTCGAGTCGTTCGAGACCGTGCGCAGACCTTGAGGATGGCACGCGAGTACCCAGTGGGCCATCCGGAGTATTACGACATCCTGCCCGTGAACATGCTGCATATCTATCCGACGCCGAACGTGAATGTAAATGTCGTCGGCTGGTACTTCAAATGGACTACTCCTGTCGTAACGGCAAACAGTACCTTCCCTTACGGCGGTTTATTCGACCAGATTGTTCAGGACTACATTGTCAAGTTCTACACTGAGGCGAGCACCACAAGGGACAAGGCCGGCGAACTTATGCTCTCAGGCGGCACGAAAACCGTGGAAGAACTCTGGGCCAAGATGGTCCAGGAGGTCAAAACCTTTGTCCTTTTGCGCCTTGGGGCTGCACGGCCAAGGCGAACACATGCGAAGTATATATGACAACTCCGAGTCGTCTTTCTCTTTGTGTAAATCTTGGGAACGAATCTGCAAGCCAATTTTCGAACTATAACTTCAATTCATTCGCTAAAATCCGAGGCCGAACCTTCGGCGCCAGCGAAGACGGGATCTTCTCTCTCGACGATTCAGACGAAGACAACGGCGCCTTGATCCAAGCATGGGTGAAATCACGCAAGATCAATTTCGGGAATATGTACCAGAAATGGTTCAACCATGCCTGGCTCACTTGCAGGGCCAAGGGAACTCTTAATCTGAACGTATTTTTTGAAGAAAACCGGCAAATGATAACGTATCCCGTTTGGAACCCGCACGATCTGAACTGGCGTACCGCACTACTTTCAATCGACAAAATACGGTCAAACTTTTTTTCGTTCAGTGTCGATAATGTGACAAGCGGCTGCGATTTCTCCATCAAGGGCCTGTCTGTGCAGGGACCGGCAAAAAAGCCCATCCTGGCCTTTTCAAATATCACAGGTCTTAATAACGTCCTCGACCCGGCGCTCATTCCTTTCGATCCCAAAGACGGCAGGCAGGACGTAGCAGAAATCGTCAATATGTGGGTGGATGATGCTCATTACGCAAAACGCCGGGAAGGCTTTACTCTCAGAACGGCCGGCTATTTCCATTCGCTTCAATCGGACGGTGAAAACGCCTATGTAATTTACGAGACCGGCACTCAGGGAATTCTTCAAAGGGTCAACCATGATGGCACCATCGAGGCCGGCGTTGTTAGCGCTCTTGCCCCGTACGCTCCAATGAGCGGAGACTTTCTGGCAGGACAATTCTTTTGGGGTAATGGTCAGCAGAAAGGCATAGCTACAGGGACCTCATGGGTTCCATGGATAATGACGCCTCCAACGATCGGTGAAATTGTCGCACAAGAACAGTTTTACAGCGCGCCACTTGTCGCAGGCCCGATCTGGTTTCATTCCGGCAGGATCTATCTGGCCGATCGGAAGGCCGTTTTTTTCTCGGAGCATGCGGCGAGAGGCGGATACAGCCGATTCCGCATGGGGAATTACGGGTTTATGCAGTTTGAGACTCCCGTGCTGATGGGTTTTTCCGTAAACGACGGAATGTATATCGGCGATTCTGAATCGATTTATTTCATCGAGGGTGATCCAGGGACCAAGGACGTTCCCAAGCAAATAAAGGTCGCCAATTATCCCGCCATTGCAGGCACAAATTCGTACTCAACGCTCAAATCCGGGACTCAATTCCTTGGAAGCAGCCAAAAATATGAGGCTGTCATTGCCACGACGAACGGGATTTGCACAGCCGGGAGTGGAGGCTCGTTTAAAAACTTGACTGAAGATAAGCTCATTTACCCCTACGCTTCATCGGGCGCCGGGATCGTAATAGACGAAGAGGGGATCTCGGGGAGACCCCGCAGATATATTGTAACACTCAACCCATAGGAGGTTTCGATGCCGTCAGTAGTCATGAACAAATTCAATAATTTCGTCCAGAATGTGCTGGATGGGGTGATCGATCTCAACAGCGATCAGCTTATGATCCTTCTCACGAATACCGCTCCCCAACCCACGGACACTTACGTCAACACGACCGTCACGCCTGACGTTGTGGGTGCCGTTTCAAACGCTGCCGAGATTGCAGCCGGGAACGGTTACACGCAGGGAGGGGCGGCTCCGGTAAATTCCGGTGTCTCTCAGAGTGGCGGGGTAGCAAAGCTCACCTTGCAGCCCTACACCTGGACGGCAACGGGGGCTGTCGGACCTTTCAGGTACGTTGTCCTCTATGACAACACAGCCGGAAGTGCATCGGCTCGGCCTGTGATCGGATGGTACGATTACGGAAGCGCCGTTACGATGTCGAGTGGTGAAACTTTTGAAGTTCCGTTTGACACGGTTAATGGGGTCTTCACCCTGCAATAAGGGGCAATATGACTCCGAACGTCGTCCAATCTGCATACGCGCTTCCGGCGTCGGGCTACACGAGTTGTACGCTCGGTGCTGCTCCTACACCTGGGAATCTTCTTATCCTGTTTCTGGCGTCTGGCAATGATGCACATGCGCTCCTCGGCCCTCGCTGGACACTTATTACCAATGGCGGTGCAGGAGGTGACTTTAGCTGTCAATACGGTCTTCTTGCTTATTGTTACGTCGAGGAAGGGGACACAACCTCAGTCCCCGAAATCACCACAGGTCCGATTTACTATAATGCGGTGGCGGTTTACGAAGTAACCGGCGTGACCGGAACCTGGGCCAGCGACTTCGACCAGTGCGAAGGAGCCTACGATCAGACCAGTACAACCTCTATGGCCATCACCGCCATGACGACGGCTGCTGCAAACGAACTTGCTCTGGTCTTTGCAGGGCAATACGACGCCGGCTCCAATGCCTCAATATCATCGGGATGGGAAACAGACATAGCCGAAAACAACAGCGGTGATTACGGGTTGGTTTTTGGAGCCAGCCAGTTTTTCAGTGCAAGCAGCAGTTCTGTTGGCGGTACGCTCACCATCCCTAGCTCGTCGTCCCCGGCCTTCTATATTGCGGTGCTGCTCAAAGTCACGCCGACAGCTCACATCCTCACCCCGGAAGTCGCCTCGTTCGCGCTGACGGGGATTGATGTTGATCTGACTCTGACTACTCTGGCTACTTACACCCTCACCCCCGAGCCCGCGTCTTTTGTCGTAACGCAGTATCCGATTTTGTTTCCCGATTTCAGCCTGAGTCCGATTACTGCCGAATTCTCCCTGGCTGTCCCGGTGGTCAATCTGGAAAAGGACTCTATTCTTGCGCCCGCAAAGGCGGTTTTCACTCTAACGAGCATTGCGACAAAGCTGGAGAAGGCTTCAATTCTTTCGCCGGTTTGTGCGGTATTCACTCTTACTCGAAACCGGGTGAACCTGGAAAAAGATTCAATCCTTAAACCTACAGCAAGCGCATTCCAAATCACGGCGATCCCTATCCTCCTTGGAGTGGAAAGGGTTTTATCGCCACTTCCATCTGCGTTTTCGCTGGCTCAACATTCGGTGACCATTCTCAAGGCTTCGGTTTTGGCCCCTCAGACTTGTCTGTTCAGTCTAATGGGATTCCCGGCAGATATCTACCTGGGGCAACCGTTACGTTTCGTCGATGATGTTTTGCGGTATCACAGATGGAATGTGGAAGGCACAACGAGAACCTTGAGTCCCTTGACGGCGCAGTTTGACGTAGTGCCCAATCCGGTCAACCTGGAGGCTGCGTGATGCCTGACTTCATCATAGACGATTTCAGCGTCCCCCATCCGACAAAGTATTTTCAGAAGCTCGTCCAGGACGGGAAACAAGGGCGTCAGCCTACGCGCTTTATCATCGAGGGTGATTTGGATACCTGTATAGACCTTGTACCTCAAGCTGCGAACCTTTTGAACACTATGCGCCGGGTGAACGTCCAGAACCTCCCTGTTTACGGCATAGGGGCAAACTCTCCGCAAGGCTACCAGATTCGATGCAATCTTATCGCCGGTCAAGAGACGGTCAGGATTTACAGCCCGATGCTTAAAGTGCGGCCGAGAGAGCTACCGAAACCGCCGCCGCGAAGAAAACGTGCTGGACCATTCAGCCCTCTCATGCCGGCGTTCGAGGCAGTGGATGCGAATGGCAACTTCATTGGGCTGGTGTTGTGCGTAAGCGGGACATGGGAACCGCCGTATATATTTATGACTGTGCCAGTGGACCCGAATACCGGCAAGCCCCGGCTCAACCCGTTCGGATATGAGAATTGGCCCGCTGGCGGCCCTACTGGAAGCCCCACGGATAAGGGCCTTTCTTGGGACGGCAGCACCAAACCTTTCAGCGGAGAATTGCCCTATAAGGGGTGGATTGATCCCGTATTTGGGCAACTAACCGACGTGCCTGCTCGTGGTGAGAGCGTACCCCAACTTAATACTATTGACAATGAAGTACATATTATAACCATTGGACCTCCGTATGTTTCTGCAACTTTTGCAGCGCCCCCTAGCCCGGCTGGCGCAGCCACATGGGCGTGGTGGTCACAAGACTTTGTGTATGACGTACAATCAGATATTACGCGCTCTTTGAAGGCTGCTGGTGTATCACTTGCGGACTTTTTTTCTTATAATGACGTTATAGGATCAGGGAATCAGATACTATATGGTCAATGGTATATCGGTGTTATATATTTACCCCCTGGGTATGCTGGAGGAGCAACCTTGCCTGCCACTCTTGGAGAAGGGGATGGGGTTAATAGCTGGACAGTTAAATATGCAATGAACGACCTTTATTTTAACAAAGTTATCCCTATTGGCCAATGGAACTATCCGTGGGGAACTATTACAAATAAGCAAATGGTTGCTATCTTTTGGGGAAGACAAACTGCGGCTCCAGTAAACGCTACTGCCGGCAGTTCGCTGGGTTGGGTAACAACCGCCGGGGTTGGTATGCCGTTAGCGAACGGCGACTGGTCGGTAATAAATCAGTTTGAAGGGAGTCCACCAACTCAATATATTCAAGAACAAATTAATATCAATGGCCAGACATATATTATCACTCCTGTTAGTGTACTTAACTCAAGTTTCCAGAGGGCGATTAATGTTTACCCCCGATACTGTGATAATAACACCTTTTTAATTTCAATTCAAAGAGGAATACAGATATCTCCTCCACTTGGCGCTGACGTTGCTGTAACTCCAACTAAGTGGCAGTATGGTATTTATCGCCCGGGAGCAGGTGGTGGTTGGACATTCCCAACCGAGTTCCCGGTTGCAGTGACTGATTCAAGCAGCCCTATATTTGGGGCGCATGTGATTTCGGGAGTCAAGGGCACTAATATCAATCCCATCTACTGCCTTGGGACTTTCAGGCTTGTTGCAGGGTCTCTTGTGCAACCAGGCTAAAGGAGTAAAGAAATGGGTGGTATCCCGATTCCGCCTGCATACACGCCTTACGACACGCTGACAGCGGAGGGCATATTCGTAGCCGATATTCAGGCCCGAATTGACCAGGCTCAGGCAGGGGCGAATAAAACATACCAAGACACCATAACCATGCTCTATCAGCTTTTGAGCACGATTGATATGAACGCGGTTTGGAACATCGTGCAGCAGGGTCTTACCCCGGTCGAACTTCAGTTACTCAGTAATCCCTTTCCTATGACGCCCCCTATTCCAGTTGACAGGCCGACATTCCTTGCTCTTCCGCCTCTTCCGACAATGCCGGCCATGCCGACCTTGAACCTGGACCTGTTCAGCTACGACTCCCCACTCCTGGACCTGCTCGTAGCTCAACTCACAAACGATATCCAGACCGGAGGATATGGAACATCAGCACCCGTACAGGCCGCAGACATGGCGCTCAATCAATTAAGACGAGACGCCTTGAACCTGTTGGCCATGGACAACGCGACAGCCGGGTACGCGGCAAGAGGTTGGAGACTTCCCCAAGGAGCTCATGTCGGCATCGAGCAGGAAATCCGAAACCAGGAGATCATTGCCGCAACTGAAAGCTCGGACAAGATTACGATTGAGAGTTTCAATCTTGCTCAAAAGGATAGATGGGAAGCCTGGAAGGATGCTATCGAGGTCGAGCGGTTGAGATCGGGGCTTATCCTGGAGGCGGCAAAAACCGCAGTAATCATATTCCAGGCCGAGCTTGAATATATCAAGACCTTCGTCACTTTGGCTCTGGCCGAAGCAACAATCGTTACGGAGTATAACAAAGACCTCGTAGAAATCTACGAAGCCGATACGAAGGTTTACGAGGTTGTCATACAGGCGCTTGTGGCTCAGTTTGGTGCGCTTTTGGCGCAGAATAAAGAGCAGGCCGACATTGCCATCAAAATGGACGACATTGCAGAGCGCGCCGGTACGACCCTTTACGGCGTTCAAAAGGAACTCATCAAGTCCGTTGCTCAAATCTTCTCGCAAATTGTGGCGTCATGGCTCAGCAGCGCTCAAATTGGCCTCAGCGGTGCATACCACGAAGCAAGGCAGGATTCGACCAGTGCCAGCGTTGAGTCTCGTGTTTCGGGCAGCGGGTCTATAGAAGTCAGGGAAGAGACCAGCACTGAAACCAGGACCTCACAGGAGACCATTACCTATACCTAGACGGCTTAGGTGAAAGGTGAATGAAATGACTGATTGGAATGCGGTACTTTCAAGACCTCGCAGTCTTTTGGGTGCACGAGCCGTTTTGGGTGCGTTTGAACATGTTTCCGAGGTAAATGCGGCGAGAGGTTTACGGGATACGGGGTTCGGAGTAATGGCAGAGAGGGCGCAGGAGAAGCAAGGACGACGGCACATAACGCCCGGCATGTCGGCTGGTCAAGCTCTCGATGCCACTCTCGGAACACCGAGACCGGGAGAGGCAATCCCCA